GAATTGCCGAAACCCGATACCACGCTGACATTTGAAATCCTGATCGGCATGTTGGGCCTGGGTGGATTACGCACGTACGAGAAATTGAAAGGTGTCAACAAGTAGGAGGATGTATGGAGGGGTTTAGAGTAGGCGATTATGTGTTTGTGAATCCGTCGGCCATTATTGACTGTAACCCGATTACCTGGAGGGAAGTCCAGAAGCAACCCTACGGGCAGATCAAGGGGGTGATGGGTGAATCAGCAGATCTACCCGCAAGCGAGGTTGTCTATTCAATTGAGTTCCCTGCGCCGTTTGCGGGAGGCACGAACTGCTACGGAGACTGTCAGAATGGACACGGACAGTTTATTACCGCGAAACATTTAGATCTGGATTTTGAGCGCAGCCGTGATGTCATCACGGTTCCAAAGGTGGAGGGTTATGAAGAAGAAAGAGAAACCAATCCCTAAAGAGGCGGCTGTGTCTAAGTTCGCTAGCTATTCTCGGCTCGCTCACGGAGAAGCAAGGCGTGGAAAGCGTACACCGACTTATATTTCTTTTTTGTGTGCGAAAGAACGATGTGTAAATCCTAATGCCGAAAACTTTCACAAATATGGTGGACGTGGAATTAAATTTTTATTTGAGTCGTTTGATTTATTCAAACAAGTGCTTGGTGAACGGCCAGAAGGTACGACGCTAGACCGCATTGACTCACGAGGGGATTATGTCAAAGGCAACGTCAGGTGGGCAACGCCAAGGGAACAAAGGCAAAACAGATTCGGCAACGCTGTCCCTCCCAGTTGAGCCGAAACGTGGAAGGGGTAGGCCGCGATTAAACCCGCTGTCTACCCTGGACATGTCTGAAGTCGGCAACGAATCGTCAATGAAAGAAGACGCGAAGAACCTTGGCAAAGGCAAGCAAGGTCGAGAACTCGTCGTCTTCCGTAAGATGATTGCTGATGCAGAAAAAGCGAATATGGCTCCAGCAGAGAATGATGGAGGCGGCACGTCAGATCTTGCCCCCTCTGTCACGAAGGATAGTCTGCTGAAGCGAGTGACCCGTAGGTTGAATGTCCTCGATCGTTTCCTTACCGACGACAAGCTGGTCGAACTTCTTGCGTTTTCTTCCTTGAAGGAGATCGGCGTATACGAAGGTATCATGTTGGACAAGTCAATGGTCTTGCAGGGCCAGCCTACGGTGATTATTGGGAATGACGAGCGACGTGAATTGAGGGATACACTGCCTCGTCTGATGGATGAATTGAAACGGAGGGGCTTGATCAATCAATCGGCTCAACCGAAGGTGATCAATCCGTAAGCCTCCTTTGGAGGCGTTTTAACTATGAACTACGCAGAAATGACAGACGAACAGCTTGTGGCAGAGTTTCAAAGCAAGCTAGACGTACAAGCACAGGACCGGAAGGAGTTTGCACTTTATTACTATGAACCGACGAACAAAGAAATCGCTCGTATCCATGACCTCACCTGCGGAACGATTGGAATATTTGGAGGCAACGGATCTGGAAAGACTGAACATGCGCTGGTTGAAGGAATTATCCGGTGTACGGGGATTATACCTGAATACCTGCAAGCTACGTATCCACGAGAGAAGCTACGTGGACCCATTAACATGCGCGTGGTCTGCGAATCCTTAACGACCGTTTTGGAACCGATCATCCTCCCGAAGCTGCAATACTTCTGTTGGTCTGGACTGGCTCCGCAGGATGGTCCTCGTGGACACTGGGGCTGGATACCACGCCACTGTTTAATCAATGGAGATTGGAAGAAATCGTATAACACACGTCTTCGGATGCTGTCTGTACTGTACCGTAATCCCGACACAGACAAAGTGGAAGGGATCTCAAAGATTCAGTTTATGAGTTACGATCAGGATTCATCCGACTTCGCATCTGGAGACGTTCAATACTGCTTGCACGACGAACCGCCAAAGTATTCTATTTGGAAGGAGAATCGTGCTCGTGTTATGAGAGGCGGTAAAGGTTCGACGCTGTTGGTCTCCATGACCTGGCCTGACAATCCTGCACTGCCGGTTGACTGGATCTTCGATGAAGTCTACGACAAAGGTATGCCTGGGAAGCTGAAAGATCCTGATGTAGAAGTCATCAACATCTTCAGCACGAACAACAAGCACCTGGATCAAGACGAGATTGCGAAACGTGCCGCACAGATGACAGCCACGGAAAGGAACACACGTATCTATGGTCTCCCTATCCGGTTTAGTAACCGCATCCATCCTGACTTTACTGATCAACCTAAGTACTGGTGTTTCGAATGTGGGAAGATTGTTCTACCAACGTCTCAGGACACCTGTGGCGATTGTGGATCAGAAAGTGTTAGTGCGTACTCAAACGTGGAATCTCTTGTTCCAAACAAACACTATCCCTGTGTCTGCTTATTGGACCCACATCCCCGAAAGCCGCACATGCTTACTTGGGTACAAGTTACCCCTAATGAAGACTACGAAGTCTTGAGAACGGTGCAAGTCGAGGGTGGAGCACAAGCCGTCAAGGATAAGGTACTGGAAATCGAAGAAGAGATGCAGCATCTCTCCGTCACTCGCTTAATGGACCCGAACATGGGAGGCAGTCCAAGTGGAGCCGTCAGAGAAGTTACATGGCAAGATGAATTTGACGGGGTCGGCTTGCGATTCGATCTCGCAGATGATAGCGGCGTGGGTAGGGCCAGACTTAATGATTTCATCAAACCCGATCCATACTTCAAACGTCCCAGATTCCGTGTGGACCCATCTTGTGAAGACGCCATCTTCCAAATGAAGCGATATGTCTGGAAAGATCCGAAGGATCAAGAAGGCAAAGATCAGAGTCAAGAACCCTTGCGGGTTCACGACGACTTTCCGACGCTGTTTAAGTACCTGATGAATTATTTACCATCGTCACACTCGGTAACGCATAATGTCTACCGACGCGACAGGAGTTAATATGGAAGAGTTGCAAGAGCCGGTTGGCATCGAGGAGCCTGGAGAAGCCGTAGACCCAATGGACCCTGATGTCGCAGCGACACAGCAAGCTATAGGCGTCACGGTCAAGCCTCCTCAACGCAGACGCTCCTTGGTAAAAGATTCTAAAGGTGTCGTGAAAGAGCTGACTGAACAGCTCGATCAGTTGTTGCAGGATCGGACAGAGTGGGCTGAAGCTCGCATACAACGCACAGCCAAGTACCGTGGGTGGCGTGAAGGTAAGAACTACCCGTGGCCGAATGCCAGCGATGTGCACTTGCCGGTGATCATGACAGACGTGCAGCGTACACAAGACACGCTCCACAACGCTGTCCTGAGCACTCGTCCAGTGATGACAGCCAAGGCGTCAACACGAGCCATTGAGAAGAAAGAAAAGGTGATCGACAAACTTCTGGACTTCCAGATCTTTATTGAGAACCAAGGTGAACAGAAGATCGGCAACTTGATTGCCTCGTTCTGTGAAGACGGCATGTTCGTTGCCTACTGTCCGTATATCAAAGAGAAGCAGAAGTTTACTACAACTAACGTTGCACAGTTCCCGCCTGTCGGTCAGTCGTGGGATATGTGGTTGATGCAACGTTTGAATGAGCTATACCCGAAGAGTGTGATCCTGCCTGGTAAGAAAGCTCCGTGGCAGTGGATCGTGCGTGACGAGCATCCTCTGACTGGGAAGATCATCGAGCGAAAGATTGATGTCTACCAGGACAGTGACGACGCAGAAGTTCAGCTCGTCTCACATGCCGAAGAGATCATCTTCGATGGTCCTGCGTTTATCCCTGTTGAGCTTGAAGACATTGTTGTGCCGACTCGAAGCGAGAACTTGCAGCCACAAACGATGTCGAACCCGAAGGGTGCACGAGTCGTCTACAAGCTTGACTATCCGAGCAAGGACGAAGTCCTGAAGTTGATTGACTCAGGCTTCTACGACGAAGTCTCGACAGAGCAACGGAAAGAGCTGGAAGCTATTCGAAACGAGAAAGACTCGAACAACGATCCTGAAGCACAGAAGATCCTCAAGGATGATCTGGCTGGACTCGTAGACAATTCGAGCCACAATACCGCCCTCAACGTCTTGACAAGAGTCATGTTCTTTGGGAAGGCGGATCTTGATGGTGACGGGTTTGACGAAGAAGTGGTGTACTGGTTCCTGAAAGACTATAACATGTTGCTGCGAGCACGATACCTGTCTGAAGTGTATCCCTCTCAGCCGCTGCGTCGTCCGTTTGCGATGGCGAAGTATATTCCGGTGAACGAGCAGTTCTACGCCATTGGGTTGATGGAGCTGATGGAGTCAGGGTACGACATTATCAAGAAGGTCTTCGACCAGATGCTTGATAGTGGAGATCTGACGAATACTCCGTGGGGCTTCTATCGCCCGATGTCAGGCATGCGGCCTGAAGTCATGCGTATGGGACCAGGGGATTTATACCCCACAGCGAGTCCGAAAGACGATGTGTACTTTCCACAGTTCAACAATAACATGTTGGGCTTTGGTCAGAACGTTATTGCGATGGTGAGTCAGACGTTAGATCAAGCGACGCTTGTAGGGCAGCTTCAGCTTGGTGGTGTCCCTCAAGGGAAGTCGGCAGCACTTCGCACCACGTCGAATATGCAAGCCTTGCTCCAGCAGGGCGATGCTCGACCTGAGAGAGTGCTGCGGCGGTTCTTCCACGGACTGGCTGAGATCTGGACACAGTTCCACGAACTGAATCAGATCTTCCTACCAGCTGAGAAGAAGTTCCGTATCAGTACAGGCGTGACAAAGGATTCAGACCCGTATGTGGAGTTGACCGATCGGTCGCAGATACAGGGTCGAGTGACGTTTGAGTTCAGTGCAAGCATTCTGAACACGAACCGTGCGCTTGCGATGAATGCCTTGCAAACACTGCTGGGTGTTCTCGTGAATCCATTACTCTTGCAGACAGGCATTGTCACCGTAGACAATATCTACGAGCTGCTGAGTGACTTTATTGAGTCAGTCGGACAAGAGTCTCAGAAGTATATCTCGAAACCCAGCAATGATCCGTTCCAGGGTCCACAGATCACGGCAGAAGACGCGATCATGGCCTGTATGAATGGACAGTTCCCGTACGGGACTCCGATGGAGCCGATCGAGGAACACTTGGCAAAGATCAAGGAGTTCGTCGCAGATAAGAAGAACATGGAAATGTTCACAGCCATGCAGGTTGCATTGCTCGGACAGTATACTGCCGTTCGTATTCAAGAAATGCAGATGATGCTGGAGCAGCAACAGGCAATGGCGAATGCCGCGATGATGCAGCAAAGTGCTGGACCTGAAGGAAAGCCTGGTCCCGCAGGACAAGCCAGCCCACCGAATACCGGCATGGGAGGCAATCCGCAGACGCAAGGGAGGGAGATGATTGATGAAAGCTTGCCTGGTGCCTGATGGAGAAAAATAAATTTGTGGTGTCGTGCAGTTCGTGCAAGTATATCGCAGGGACTGTGCAAGAAGTCGAAGCACGGCCTGGATTTTTTATTAACAAAAGCACACCAGACTTCTTACCAACTCGCTGTCCGAAATGCGAGGGTGTGTTTACACGTACAAGGGGGGATGTATGAGC